GGTAAATACCATCTGAACCGTACGGTTGCCGAAAACCTCCTTCACAAGAGACTTACCAAGATTAGTCATATAACCAACCAGGAAATCCTTGGAATAATTCTTGACTGCGGCGTACGCGTCACGTGCGACCTTAGCATCATCATCGAGGACGGTGAATGTTGCGGCGGCAATGCCAGCGACGGCAGCAAGGTTGGCGATACCACGTGCAGTGTCTGTCCAATTCACCGGTTCACTCTCCCACACTGGGGAGACGACCACGTCTTGGGCCTGCAACATGATACAATCGCAGTGATTGCGAGGCACATCACAAAAGGGACAGAGCTTGACGATTGTCAAGTTCGCGTCGTTTGCGGCAGCCTGGGACTGCTGTGCGCGAAATTCGCGAATGATGACCGACATTGTGGCGAAGAACTTGTACACATTGGTGTAAGTGTCAAGATGGATGAGTTTCACATCTTGCTTGCCATCATCATCGGTTGTTACCACCACAACCTTCGAGAGGGAGATGGTCCAGAGATCAGGATAGCTGCCGGCATCCGGGATAGGGATTTTGGCAGGATCGATCATGTCTGGTGCATCATCGCGTGCGTAACACTTCTTTGGCTTGAGGTCAACAACGTAAGGGAATCTTCGTCGGACCGCAACCGGATTTGAAAACCAGTTGTGAGCATTGAGGTGTTTGGTATTGGTGGTACCAATGACGCACTCGGCACGCAAGGGCGTGCGACCTTTGTTCTCAAGCTCCGCCTGAGGGGGACAGTAGGGAACATTGTTGATGATCTGGAGGATCTCGTTCAGGGATCGATCCTCGTTACCCTTGTTAGGGTTGATCGCGGCAATGTCATCTAGGATGATACCCCACATCTGTGTGCGAAAGTTGGACCAGTACTCGTCGGCGAATGAACGCGTAAACACGAAGTCGGATCCCACTGGGAGATGGAACATCTTGCCGAAATGACCAAAGAATGTTCGCACGAAGCTGCTCTTCGCGACTCCTGAACCCCCATAGACCAAAAGGCTGAAGGGGGCACGGCGTTCCTCACCAGCAGTTTTGCGCGTCAGCACGTCACCGCGGATAATACGGAGCTTGGAAAGGACATTGATGACAACGTCTTTCTTGTCCGCCGATTGGGAGAACTTGCGGATTTGCACTCCTTCCTCAATGGCAGTCTCCAGGTCCTCAAGAAAACCGTGGAAAGTGAATCCATTCGCCTCCGGGTTGTGCAGAAG